TTTAACTGCTTGGGTTCAAGAAAAGTACCCTAAAGAAGATCTACGTAAAATTCTTCTAACAGAAATCGACGGCACCAAGCAGGACATTGATAATGTGCGCAATATGACCGCGACAGGCATGTTAGATCATGCCACGGCGGCCACAAAATTGTCCGCGCTGCAGAAAGAACTTCGCTCACACATTCAAGCTGTACGTGCCATCTCTGACGGATTGGATCGACGTGGACTTTTATTAGCCGGGGCAGATCGTTGTTTGCGTGAACTTATGCAAACATTCGATGGGCAACCTGGGATACAAGCTTTGTTAGATGATTCGTCATTGTTGGTTTGGTCGACCATTGAACGTGAAGAGAAATCCTAATTAACCGGACTTAACTTTCGCATAACTGACTCAAGAGGACAACGCATAATACCGATAAAAGCATCATTTACACCTAGGGATAAAACTAACTCAGTGTTCTCTACATATCCCCCGAACGGCAGGATTACAGCGGGTTGATTTGATACAGGTGTCCCACCATAATCCGTCCAATGAATAAGTTCATCGTCAAGGGAACCTGAGAATAAAGACTCATTTATAACGTGCGTAATCTTAGTAAAAGCTTTATCCACTAAGTAAGCGCTTAAGTGGTACAGCAAATAGTTGCTACCGTCAGGTTTTCTGGCGACGTGTTTCCAATGGTAGAAAACAAGATGAGCATAACCTAGGTCAATAGGCGCGAGAGAATTAAAAGTAGGTGCTCCTCCGGTTACTGAGTCGAGAACAGTAGAGTCAATCGTGATTTTTGGGGTTTTTTCGCACTCAATTTCTAAAGGTCTTGTCGAATAAAGGCAGCGTAATTCATCCGCGTGGCTAAAAAAGCACCAGTTTTTTTCTGTTTTATCTTTTTCGCGATTACCGCCAATAGGAGGTATTGCAGCTCTAATGGCTTCCCCTAGTTCATCTATATAACAAACGATAACTTTAGGGTTATCAAAGAAATTTTTACCCCCTTTGTTATGTCGACTTGCGTATGTTGACGCAACAAATTGAACGTATAGTTCGCTGTCCGGACCTACAAATAATCGAGGATCTTCGTAACTTGCCCTGTGTTTTTTAGGTCTTAAATTTTTTGCGCCGACGATTGTTTTATCATCGTGCAATAAGCCCAAGTAAATTTCAGTTGGTTTGTCGTTTAAGTAGAAGTAATTGTTGTCCCACCGAAATCCGAAAGGTTCCGGTTGTGATCTCCAAGCTATATACGTTTTATCGTTGTGTCTAAGAATCGATGGACTGAAGTTTGCTGTGGAACCTTCCGGTAGCCCATAGTTAATGCGCGTAAATATGCCGTTTAGTTTTTCGGCTTGGGTATATACATTGGGTATACCCGACGATGCCCGTCTAATAGGGAAGAGGACACTGCTGTGCGTGTGAAAAAATCGTGTAGTTGATTGCATGAGTCAGACCAGTAAATCTTCGATGGCTTTGGAGAATCCGGCAGCTACGTGCTCCCAGCGATATTCGGGTCGTTGCGTGACGGCAAAACAGGCGTCCGCAACTTCGTCGTAAATACTTTTTTCGTAGTAAAGCTCATCAAGTTTTGCTACTACATCGTCGATATCCACGAGTCCCCGTTCAACCCCCAAGTCCTTATCGATAATCCATGTTGCTACATTTGCTAGTTGAGCGGCACCCTGCCAAATATCAGCACACGCCGTGTGGTTTGGAACCACCTGAGGTTTTTTGCAACTCGCGTGCTCGAAGGAGACGAGACCCCAACCTTCCCCATCGGCTGTATTTATACCTACATCACAACAGTTGTAAATCGCGTTAAGCGTTTCGTCTGACGGAGCGTTTGTGTAATTTATTTGGTGCGCTGTGAGAATTAGTCTATTAGTACTATCTACTCCTACCTTACGCATTTCGTTTTTAAATAACGGAATTACATCCCAACCCATATCCTTAACTCCCATATGGAGGTAAAGCATGGTATCGGGTTTATTTGCCGCAAACTTGGCGAACGCTTTAATCGTCAAGTCAATTCGTTTACGGGGTTGATTCCGGTTACCGTTAAGAACGATAAATTTATCTTCTGGAATCCCAAAGCGTTTACGCGCTTCAGATCGAGATCCCGGAGTGAATTTTCCAATATCAACTCCGTGAGGTAGCACACCTAGTCTAGAAGGTTTAATATCGTGCTTTAGGATTCTGTGAGCGCATTCAATAGTAAATGTAATAGCCATATCCCACTCAGGGATATTTCGTAACATATCTGGTAAATACGTTTGACTATCAATTGGAAAATAACAAATAAATTTAAATTTCAGCGTGTGTTTAAGAAATTGACAGCGTTCCCACACTTGGTTGCAGATCCAAATGTCCTGTAAACAAATAAATACATCTGGTTTAACTTTTTCTAATATTTCCGGGATACGTTGGATACCAAAGCGATCCTGGCAATGAACATTAGATGCCGGATATACGGTGTATGGGTAATCGTGCGGATCCCCGGAGTAATTTATCGCTAAAACGTGTACTTCATGTTCTTTTTGAAGTTCATCTAGTACACTATGAGTAACTCTGGCGAATCCTGTATTACAGCACGCATCACCGTACCAAAGAATTTTTGCCATTAACGGAGTAATGTTCAGATACGACTAATATAGCTGTAGTGTCAACTTAGTGATATGCCGAGTCGGGAAACTTTTGCTTATCGACGCGGTGCGCAAATGCGTGCTTTACGTGCTGCGGAAGATTCGACAAATTCCAGTGTGGAAACTATATATAACAAAGCAGCTAATGATTTCCATACGTTTTGTACTCTTCTTGATAAACCTCCAGCTACGCACATGCTGGAATGGCACGATTACTTGGTAACAAAAGAAAGTAATAAATATTTGTTAGATATTGCTGGACCTAATCTTGATATTTTAGCACCCAGAGGTAGTGCAAAAAGTACAGTATTGAATATGTTCACTGCATGGTGTATAGGACGCCATACTGCTGCAAAACGTCCGTTGCAGATTATTTACGTAAGTTACAACATCGCGACGGCGATTCCAAAATCCCGCATTATTCGTCAGATTGTTGATTCGCCCGAGTTTAGAAAGGTCTTTCCTACTTGCAGGCTTAAGCCTGGTATGCAATCGGATATTGGTTGGTCCATCGATTACGATTACGCCAACATCCCACGCCTAGGCGACGAAGAATTTACTCTCCGGGCTGCAGGTTTGCGCGGTAGTATTACGTCAAAAAGGGCTCACTTAGTATTAATTGATGACCCGATAAAAAGTTCAGCTGATATTAAAAACCCTGTCATTAGGGAAGAAATGAACAATAACTGGAGCAGTGTTATTGCACCTATTGTTTTTGAAGGCGGGCGTTCGATTTGTTTAGGAACTCGCTTCCATCCACTCGACATTCATAAAACAATGTTTGTTCCGGAAAAAGGCTGGAAGCAGGTAACACAGGAAGCGCTGACGTATGACGACAAAGGTGAACCTAAAAGTTATTGGCAGTCTCAGTGGTCCGTTGATTATTTGCTTAAACAAAAAGAGTTGGATCCAGTAGCTTTTTGTTTTCAATACCAGCAGCAGCCCGTTGCCACGTCGGATCTAGTCGTTTCGCCTGATCTTCTTATTAAGGGTGAAGTTGTTACAGAGTTTGACAGTCTTGCTGTGGGAATCGACCTTTCGGCCAGTAAGAACGAAACCAGTGACTACACCGCTTTTGTCTTGGGCGGGCGTCTGGGGGATAAATATTACATTATCGATGCTCATCAATGCCGATCAATCGGAAATCTAGAAAAAATTGATTTACTGTGCGACATGTTACTGGAATGGGGTATCCTCACACAGCATGACGGGCAGTTTATGCCGACTTATTCCACAGTTACCCTCGTCGTGGAAGCGGTAGCGTATCAAGCGTCATTAGCCGCCGACCTAAGGCGCGTCCTAATTAACGAACGAGACCTTGGAAATCTGCACGTTCATGAAGTCAAAGGATTTCGGGGGGACAAAATCGCTAGATTTAGAGGCACTCTGGGTTTACTAGAAAACAAAAAAATTGTATTTAATAAGTATCGAAAGTTTGATGCACTGTTTGATCAACTCATAAACGTCGGCGCTACGGCACACGACGATTTATTAGACGCATACACTTGGTTAATTCAATTTCTTCAACGTCGTGGAAATTTCAGCATTGAATACTGATATGCGTAAGAAACTTTGGGTCGCAATTACTGCGCATAATCCTTTAGTGCGGATTGATCCGCTCTTAAATGTTTTAAACGAGTATAAAAAATTTCCGCATGAGGTTTTTATAAATATTTATATTAATTATGATGCTCAAGATGACGTTGAAACACTAGAGACTTTATTTGAACAATTTAAAGATTTGCATATAAAAATTTGTGTCGCATCTCCTGATTATGAAGGTTGGTACTTAACTTGGGCGCACAAAACAGACTTAGCTTTAGCCGTATTGAATAAACACGCCGATTACTATATTTACCAAGAAAACGATGTTCTTATACGTAAAGATAACTTTGATTATTACCGTAAATGGAAACCAGTATTAAACCGTTACGGTTTAGAACCTGGGTTTGCTCTGTACGAAACTTTTGAGGGTAAACGAGTACCGATCGGTAACTATGAGCGATGGAGCCTGACAAGTGAGACCCCAAATGTTTGGCACAATATTGGTTTCAGAGTGCCCAAAATTTTAGTTGTCGATCACGAGGTTGACTTTTTTGTGCAACTAGGAAGCCCATATTACTGCGGCATGATTTTGGATCAGGGTGACGCCGAGCTATATATCCGATCGGATAGTTACGATCCGGAAAAAAGCTATGTTAAAACTGGGATACGCAATTGGCCGATTGCAGATCGAAGTTCAATGGGTTTAGCGTTTGAATATTTACCGACTGGGTTTGAACACAGACGTTGTGTGCCTGTAGCAAAACATCGCGAGCGCTACGAAATTTTAGAGTATGGTCTAATTCGTCATGATGACAATAAATACTCTAAACAGTTTAGTGAGAAAGAAAAAGACTTATTATGTGTAGAGGAAATGCTTGTCTTGTAAGCTACAGTGATCTCGCGTGGGGCCGAATACGTTCGGGTCTGTTATACGATTTGTGGCCGAAATGAGTGTCAAACAATTCACAGAGAGGACGCCTACCGGCTTAGGCGATATGTGGAACGAATCGGAGGAACAATTTGGTGGTTCAACGTTGGTTAAAGACTCCGCAATAAATCCCTCTTATTACATAAAAGAAGGCTTAGAGTGCTACGAAGTACAGAAAGCCTCTGTCGGTTTAAATAAGTTTCAAGGTTATTTAGAGTGCTGTATTTATAAATATTTATGGCGTTGGGAAGAAAAAAATGGAAAACAAGATCTAGAAAAAGCGGCAGAATATCTAGCTAAACTTATAGAAACACTTACTTGATATGGACGTTCGAGCGTTTGGTTCTATATACGCGCAAACAGGCTCTTTGCCGTACACAAGTGGGTATTTTATTACCCCCGCGTCTGGTACAAAAAATTTTCCGGCTTGCCGAGCTATTTATATTCCCGCTAAACCTAATAAAGAATCGGGAACTGTTATTGGTGAACTTGCCGATATGAAAGGACAAGTAATAGTGGTACAAAATATCGAGGGAGACCAAATATACCCAGTATCGATGACAATGATCAGTGGGTCATCGACTGTTGCAGGCATAATTGCACTCTATTGATCATGGCAGAAATAGCTAAGAAACGAGATCCCGCAAAATGGGCTAGAGCTAAAGCTAAGGCTCGTAAGAAACTTGGTGGCCATAGTGCAAGAGCGATGCAGCTTGCAACAAAATACTATAAAGAAATGGGCGGAAGTTACGAAGGCAAAAAATCTTCTAAAAATCGCCTATCTCGCTGGGGCAAAGAAGACTGGCAAACTAAAGAAGAGTACGAAAAGTCTAAAAATTAGTCATGAATTACTCCGCTTCCGATTTAATATCCGCTTTAAGTGGTGGCGTAACATTTAGAGAAAAAGCACTTCCGGAAGCGAAAGATTTTACCACGTGGCTCTCTTCTGCTTATACGCCCACACAGGCATCTATTATGTCTGGATTACTCGATTTCACTAAAGATCAACTGTTAGCAAAAGCTCTTACAGATCGGGCGATTATGTCCGGAAAACGCTATGGCTGATCTAGCTCGTGAAAAAGGCCGAACTGAACGGTATTTACCCCGGGCGGCTTGGGCTGCCCTTTCGCCCGAAGAACGTCGCGCAACAGATGAGAGAAAAAAAGAAGCTACGAGGGGAAATAAACCAGTAAATACAAAGGTTCCTAATACAGAAAAAGCTCGTGAAGCTCGACGAAGAGCTTCCGAGTATATTAAAAGTAAAACCTCATGAACCCTGCTGACAGTCCTTTTGGAAAAGCCAGTCAGTTTTTTGGAACTGCCTTTAACGATTTAGCTCAGGCGTCTAACATGCAGACCAAAATGCAGGGTCGGGGTTTTTCTAATGCTCAATATGACTCTGAGTATGATGATTCCTACATGGAGGGCGATGTTGCGCCTCAAACAGGTACATTCGGTGTTCAACAAGGTCCTGTAGACAATATTGAGTCCGTTAAAGAGGATTTACTGTCAGTGGCTAGAGAAAAAAACAGACCATCTAACGGAACTGTTGCGGTTCGTGCTGGTGGTGGCATTAATCCAGCTGTTAGGGGTTAATATACTGCTAGCGTCAATCGTGTTTTCATGCTGTTTGATTGTTTTTTGTATTTTGACGAAAAAGAGCTCCTTGAACTTCGTTTCAATATTTTAAAAGACATTGTAGATGGATTTATAATTACAGACGGTAATCGTACGTTTAGAGGTGACCCAAAACCTTTTACGTGCGTTGAGACAATTAGAGAGTTAGGGCTTCCTGAGGACATGCTTCAGGTTCTGCATGTTGAACTGCCTACTCCCGAAGACTGTTCCATTCCTTGGTCCCGCGAATATGCCCAACGGGATGCACTCGGCGTGGGAATGAGGATGTGCCCACCGGATTCCGTGTTTTTCTTTAGTGATGTTGATGAAATTCCTAAACCGGACAAACTTTTAGAAGCTGTGACTATTGCTAAAGAAAATCCTGAGCGCTGTGTGCGACTATCTATGCCTATGTTTTACGGGCGTGCCGATTTGAGAGTTAAAGATCCTAACGGCGACGAATCGAAAGCTCCTAATAATTGGACTTGCGGTACAGTTGTCCTTTATGATCATCTAGATCAAACACCGTCACAGATTCGTATGAACCCCAACGATGTTGTTGTGGGAAACTGCGACGCTGGTTGGCATTTTTCTTGGATGGGCGATGCCGAACGCATGAAACGCAAGGTGACATCGTTTTCGCACTGTTTTGACGACATTCCTAACTCCGTGGCCCCGGCCAATAGTGAAGAGATGCTTCGTCATTTAGATAACTACAAAGCAAAAGCAGGTGCTACGGACCCACTGGGTCGCTGCGATCATGTGTTAGAACCTTATCCACATGAGCTTTTACCGCCAGAATTGTTTAAACTTGAAAGAGTAAGAGATTATCTCCTGCCAAATGTCTGACAAAATGCCCGAAGGTTTGCGTAGGCACTTCGAATCGAAGGAAAAAAGTGGAGAAAACGGGAAAGGGCATAGCGAAAAGTCTAAAATGGCTCGCAAAGAGGCTCTCCGTAAGGCCAAAAAGGCCAAAATGAAGCGCAGTGCTGAAAAAGAAAAAGCCGGACGTTAAATTTCGGCCTTAAAAACCTTATAGTGAGGCCATGGCGGACAATCTTAGTCTTCGACAGCGTTTTAGCGAGATTCTCGAAGCTTCTCGAACGCAGGATCGTAGCAAACAGTCCGCCACGATGGTCGTTTTGAGCCATTTGCAGCAAATGACGCTGCTTATGATCAAAAAAGGCCTGTTTTTTTACTGCGAGCAGGACACATATAAGGCTCGTAGTAAATTTATAGATTCTTTAATTAGCCTCAACCGAATGGATATTCGCTTTCCAGCGATTATCCGTAATTTCTTGATTGACGGCTGCGGATTGTTTTATTTTCGACCCGATCCAAAACTTAAGTATCAGATTTACTTCTTTGCTAAAAATCAATATCGCGTTTATCACGATATAAACGGCGAAATTGAAGAAGTTGTAATTTTATACAGTTATAAAGTTAGAAATTCGTCATTGGGTTTGCCTGCAGACACTTACGGGCAAAATAAGCGCTATGTACGAATCTCAATTACCGCAGATAAAATTAATGAGTTCGAATCTAATAGTGAATTAAGTTTTGAGCTTGAACCAGGCACTGTACTTACTCCGAAAAATAGTCGCCCTAACGAATTAGGTTTTATCCCAGCTGTTGAAGTTTTAAATAAACCTAATAGCAGCGGTACTGAGGGAGAGGGTGAATTTGAACCTTTCATGGAGCAAATTGTGCTTCATGATCAGATGATGCGCAATATTGCAAAGAATATTGAATTTTTTGGTAATCCCACGCTGATTAGTTCGCGTCCTCGTAGTGATCTGGTCGAAGCCTCAGACGCCGACCGTACATTCCGCCCGACGATCAGCAGTCAGAGTGGATTTGCAGGTCGGGACACTCCTTCAACCCGTGTTTCAGAGCCTTTTGGCTCATCTTCGATGATTGGCGGCCTGAGAGTTCCTCGGGTTATTGCCAATATCGAACCATCCGACCGCGTGGGCTATATGACGCCCGATCCGGTTAACGGAGACATGAACCGCTATGCGTTGCTATTACGGGAAGAAATCCGTACGGCGTTAGGCGGTGTTGATGAAATTTCAATCTCGGCTGGCGCTACGGCAACAGAAATTAAGGGGTTAATGGGGCGTGCGCAAGCAACGGCCATGCGTAAAAATAAAAGTTTCTTAACTTATGGTTTTTGCCGTTTGCTTGAGATGATTTTGTATCATCAAGAGCAAATGTTCCGGGAAAGTTTTATCCAAGTTATGGGCCTTGAGCCCCCTAAAGAACCTAAAGAACAAACCGAAGAAGCTTTAACGCGTTATCAAAAGCGGCTTTTTAAGTACGAAGACGAAGTTAAAACTTCAATGCAACTCGCGTTGCAGGAAAATAAAGTGCCTCGCGGCGTCTTCGGATTGCCTCCCGACGGCGATCGTGACGTTTCCTATCGTTTCCAAGGAGATGTTTATGAGGATACC